TTTAGGGGCTTTCAGCTTTGACTGAATAATACCTAACTTCTCATATATATTCACTTCTATTTCTCCTTGTCATAAACCACATGTTTGCTGCCTTCGATAATCAGAAGACTTGCAATCTGACGCATTGATAAAGTACTTTCATTGTAAATTTCTGTCAGCGCATTATACGCTTCCCCGGTCACTTTTACTGCCATGTCTCGTTCTGACACTACTGCCTTTTTACGTGCCGGTATATGGATTTCAAATTCAGTCATTTCTGTTCCTCCTTATACGATTTCTGAGCCGTTAAAAGCCCGTTTAGAGCCTGCACGTAGCTCGCCAATGTTCTTGCCTTGTATGATTCTTCGATAGGGTTATCCGGGACTGTAGCAAGCTGTATATTAATCAGTCTCAGGACCTCATTAATCCTCTCATCCATGTTCACACCGCCTTGAAAAAGCAGTACAGGTTGTCTGAAGCGTCTCCAAACTTCTCTCCGTCGATATCTTCAGCTTTGTGGTACTCCACATGGTCCAGAGACATATCGCAGTTTTCATAATCAAGAATGTAATCACCTCTGGATTGAAGCTCTCTGAGCAGTTCGTTAATACATCCTGCTATCTCCAGACTGGGAAGAAGTTTCATAATTGCTATCTGCTTACTCATTCGGACACTTCCCATCTATCAGAAGTTCCAACAGGAAAGCTTTGATTATTCTGAGACTTTCACGACTTTCTTTCTCATAAAATGGGTTAAAAGATACGTTTTGGTACAAATCCCATTTAAATTTGTCTTTGAGAAGGAGAACATCTTCTTCCCTTTTAACCCCTCTTACTCCCAAACCGTAGCCCGAAAAATCAAAGGTGATATTTGCTGCCGGAACTTCGTTCACAACTCTTTTACAAAGTTCATAAATTTCATCAATCTCTTTCTCAAACATCTTCTTATCCTCCTTATTTCCTACTGCCAGTCTGTTTTCATCTGGCGCACCGCCCATGCTGCCGAGATACCGAAAAAGATGTTCAGCCAAATAGGTATATCTACATATTTCCCGGCAAGCATACAAACAGCAATTAGCATATACTCTTTCATTTTATTTCATTTCTCCTGCAATCCACGCAAGGTTGCTCGCTACCAGTGCGGCGGCTGTTACAATCCATGCGGTAAACCACTTTCTTGACTTTTTCTTACTTTCTTCGACAATTTCAGTCGCAAGTGCTACTTCGATGTCAGCCCATGTTGGCTGGCTTTCGCTTTTAATTTCACTCATATCGTGCTAATTTCTCCTTATTTTTTCTTATTTGTCTTTACAATTAGCAGATAGAGGCTTATAATTAACCTGTATCTACTAAGCGCGATTTAGTAGATGCAAGCTCCGGGGTGGAGGTTCCAGCTCCCTCCGGAGCACCTACTTATTAAGAGCAGCTTTGCCTTTCCAGACATGACCAGTTACTTCATAAACTTTCCTAGGGCTTATGATGTATGTAATTCGTCCACCGGAAAGGCTTTTTGCTGGCTTGTTATTCTGCACAGCCACTCCAATTGGCAACCATCCGTACACAATCCCTGCCCGGATTGCTGTTACAGGAAGTCCGATCAATTGGCTCGCGTCGGCTACGGTCAGAATTTCTGACGAGAATTCCGGCATCTGTGGAATGCCTGATATGATTCTCGCAACCTCTGCAGCGAACTGATGGACTTCTGCATTTTCTTTGACGTAAAGGTTTACTTCTTCTGGGGTCATAATTATTCACCACTTTCTTTTTCTTTTACAAAATGCTTTTCCATCAGGTCGGCAATCATAAGGTACTCTTCCGCAATTTTGCCCTCTCTGGTATTTTTTACCTGTTCGCGGAACTCTGGAATTGTTCCTAAGAAACAACCGCAAGATACTCTGATCTGCTTATCTTTGCACTGAAAGAATGTAGTTGTACGGAACTGAGTGCCGAAACCATGAATGGTTGTATAGTCTGCATTGCCGTAGACCTCTGCATTGCCGGAGACCCTTGCATTGCCGTAGACCTCTGCATCGCCGGAGACCCCTGCATCGCCGGAGACCCTTGCATTGCCGGAGACCTCTGCATTGCCGTAGACCCTTGCATTGCCGTAGACCCTTGCATTGCCGGAGACCTCTGCATCGCCGTAGACCTCTGCATCGCCGGAGACCCATGCATCGCCGGAGACCTCTGCATCGCCGTAGACCCATGCATCGCCGGAGACCTCTGCATCGCCGTAGACCCATGCATTGCCGGAGACCCCTGCATCGCCGGAGACCCTTGCATTGCCGGAGACCCTTGCATTGCCGTAGACCTCTGCATTGCCGTAGACCCTTGCATTGCCGTAGACCTCTGCATCGCCGGAGACCCATGCATCGCCGGAGGACTGTTCAAGGTTTTCCTCTTTCTCAATCCACCCACCAGTTTCTCCCTCTTCTACATCTCCAAATGATATAAGCGCCTTGATACGGAAAAGCTTCTTTCCAAAGATGTTGATTTTTGACTCTGCTGTCAGTTCGAATTTTTTCATTGATTGGTTTTCCTCCTTGTATTTTCCTTGATGTAAGCATCAACTTCGCTCATATATTTACTCCTTTCATTATTGCTTCAATTCTTACCACCCTAGCACTAAACGGATTAAAACTGTTGTCACACTTGCTACAATTGCTGGAATCACATATTCCATAATCGGATGGCGTTTCATATTTTTTACCTCCTTACTTTGCTTTTATCTCTTAATACGATTTTTATTCAACCTATTGTATTTCCTTTCCCCTCTACCTATAATGCATTTACAGGCACCGACATGCCGAGTATAACGAAAGGGGAATTATATGGTTGAAACAATTACACGACTGTATCATTGCCACAAGATTCACAAACACGTGACTGTTTATGAAGAGTATGAGGTTTCTGATAGCGGTCGCCACCTACTGCGGTGCTCATGTCCATATCATCAATACACGGAAATGAAGCCGCGCTGTGATGGGTATAATGACCATGGTTTTCAATGTGGTTATGCAAAAAATCAATAACCAGGCTCACTAACTCATCTGGTCGCTCACTTGGCGATAGGTAACAGTAAAGCCGAAGGTCACATTTGCAACAGTCTCCACCAGATTCTTTGCAGTGCTGACTGACGGCTTTATTAAATTGTAATGCGTCCATTTATGCTCCTTTCTAATTCAATTTAATTGAAGTTATTTGGCACAAAAATAAAGTCCATAGGAATTCCAGAAAGCTCACTCATTTTTCTGAGCTGTGATAATGTCGGCTCTGTTTTTCCTTTTTCCCAATTAACTACAGTTGCATTGGAAATACCGAATATTTCAGCCCATTCTTTCTGATTGCATCCTGCGTTTACTCGAACAGCTTCTAATGAAATTTTTGGCATTTGCTCATCTCCTTTCTTAACTTCTGAGCTTATTATAATTCAACTGTATTGAATTGTCAACACCAAAATTCAAAATAATTGAATTAACTATTGAATTTTTTATAAATATGATGTACAATACAAAATGTAAGGAGGAAAAGAATCATGACGACCATGACAACTGAAGAGCAGAAAAAGATCTTCTCGAATAATCTTAATAAGTACATTTCAAGAAGTGGGAAACAGCAAAAGGAAATCGCTGAAGCCATTGGAACAAACGCATCTACATTTAATATGTGGTGCAAAGGCAATTCGATGCCGGGAACCGGAAAGATTAGAGCCTTAGCCGATTATTTCCGAATAAGAATGTCAGATTTGACAGATTTAAAAGAGAATCAAGACCCTGATATTGAATTTGGAGATGTAGTTACAAAAATCGAGCAGTCAGACCCTCGTTTCAAAAGAATAATTCTTGAATACGATAACCTGCCGCCCGATAAAAAAGATTTGTTATGTGATTTTTTTGAGAAGTTTATTTTCTAAAACACAAGGGTAGGAATCATTTTCCTGCCCTTTCTTCCTTATAAGCCCTTTTTACACACCCGTAAATAAATTTTATCATTGATTCACTATGTATTTTCTGTATCATCTCAATAATCTCTTTCTTATAATCCATAATAACCCTCCCTGTCATAACTACCACCTACACTACAGTATATGTTCGGCTGTGGGAAATAGAACCGAACATTAGTTCGTTTTTGCTATTATACCATCTATTCCGACTCTTGGCAACTGCCAATGATATACATGAACTCTCACTATTTTATAGAAAAAAACATTTCTTTTTCATCTAAATCACTCTATTTCGTTCTAAATCTTTACAATATGCTCTTAAAATGATAAAATAAAAATACCACATATAACCGTACTTTACATAATGTTGCAAAATCAGCGGTACAAAATACATAATCCGCATAAAAAGTGCGAAGCGTGGCGAATAAAGCTATTAGGAGGAGCAATTCTATGAGCAAGAAAAAAGGTGGAAAACTTAAATGGGTAGTTTTAGCGGTTGTCGCCGTTGGTGTTATCGGTGCCGTTGGCGGAAATTCGGATTCAGGTACTACATCCACTTCCAGCACATCTGCAAAGACGGAATCTACAAAAGAAGTTGATACACCTACACCAATTGAATATACAGCCGTATCAGTCAATGATATGATGTCTGATCTTGACAGTAATGCAATGGGTGCATCTGATAAATACAAAGGCAAACATCTTGAGATCACCGGAAAGCTCAGTAACATTGATGCAGCCGGAAAATATATTGACCTTATGGCTGATGGAGATTTTGAGATTATTGGAGTCCAGTGTTACATCAAGAGCGACGATCAAAAATCTAAAATAGCATCTATGTCAAAGGGCGACACCGTTACTTTAAAAGGAAAATGCACAGACGTTGGAGAAGTTCTTGGATATTCTCTTGATATTGAAGAAATAGAATAAAATAAAAACCGCCCCGGCATTGGCGTACCGGGACGGCGTTTATACATCTCCGAAGAAATGTAATATTCTGGCAAACATATTGTATCATCTTCGGAGCAGTCGAACAACCCAGAAAATTTGTTCGGCTGTTATTTTTATACCTAAAGCAGCTACATAAAGAAAAGAGGAATAAAAATGGCGAAGAAAAGAAAGAAATATCCAAAGTTGCCAAATAACTTCGGCTCTATCCGGTACCTTGGCAAGAACCGGAGAAACTGTTTCGCAGTGCATCCACCAGCTACACCGGACGATACTGGCAAGCTAAAACGTCCGCCGGCGATCTGCTACGTGGATGACTGGATAAAAGGCTTTACTGTCCTGACAGCTTACAAAGCCGGCACGTATCAACCAGGCATGGAGCGGACTCTTGAGGTATCCCCCACAACCGACATAGACACTCTTATAAGCCGCTTGATTGCCGACTACAATACAATCAAGGGTGTAGAGGATAAGCACCCGGAAATCAAGAAATTGACGTTCTCAGAGGTATATAAACAGTTTTATGCGTGGAAGTTCCCAAATGGGACAAAACTGTCATACAGTTCAAAGGAAGCATATCGGACGGCTTACACGAACTGCACCGTTCTGCACAATCGCATATTCGAAGATTTAAAGGCTCCTGATATGCAAAAGGTTATTGATGATTGCAAGCTGAAAAAGCAAAGCCAGATGGCTATTTTAACTCTATTCAAGCAGATGTACAAATATGCCGTATACTCAGAAATCGTAACGGAAAATAAGGCGTTATATGTCCATGTCAATGCTGATAATGACACCGAACATGGAACGCCATTTTCTGATCAGGAGATGCAAGTGTTGTGGAATAATACCGACGATCCAGAAGTGCAGCTCATTCTTATCATGTGCTATTCTGGATGGCGAATTGGTGAAGTGCTAAAACTCACAACTAACTTGGAAGAAAAATACTTTCAAGGCGGCATTAAAACAAAAGCCGGTAAAAACAGAATTGTCCCGATACATCCTGCCGTATATCATTTTGTCGAACAGAAAGTACTGACACAAGATGGAAAATTATGCGTGTATACTCAGCAGCATCACAGAAAAGCATTGTTCTATCCTACACTGGAACGTTTAGGAATAGTCGGTAATCCGAAGCACACGCCGCACGATTGTCGGCACACCTTTTCTGCTTTATGCGAAAAATACGGTGTCCGGGAGAATGACCGAAAACGAATGCTAGGCCACTCCTTTGGCGGAGATGTTACAAACGCTGTGTACGGACATAGGACACTGGAAGAACTTCGGACAGAAATAGAAAAGATAAAAGTTCCATTTGTGACTAACTGTGACTAACGGAACCCATTTTAATCTTTCTAAAATAACCGAAATATCATTATCGAAATGCCGGAAACCCTATTAAAATCAACGTTTTCAGCGATTTTGCAAGGATTTCCCACATTTCATTTTCATTATTCTAATTTTATTGATTGTGACTAACAAATAGAATTTAGAAAATTGCGCAAATGCCTGTAAATACAGTGTTTTTGGCACTATTATATTAGGAAACAATATTTTTATTTGTGACTAACGTGTGACTAACGATAACAGTCTAAAACTTCCGAAATGATACAAAATATGTTTATAAATAAAGTTCCCGGGGAATTAACCCCGGGATGTTTTTATATGGCAATCAAATCTTTCCATGTGACGGGTCCACAGACTCCGTCCACTTCCAGAACATCTTTCCTAGATTCTTGATAAGCTTTCAGAGCGTAAATCGTGTTTGCATCTGCTGTCCATGTAAGTTTCAGGGCTTTGCCGTTTTTGCCTTTAAAGCCTCTGGCTCTTAATATTTCCTGTAAGAGAAGCACAGATGTATTTTTGTCTCCTGCTTTTACTGTTTCTGGATTAAACATATATTTCTCTCCTGCTTGTGCGGTATTAGGCAATGCATTTTCAGATTTTGCGGGTACAGATGCAATACTATAATCTGGTGTACAGAACTTAGTTCCGGGCATCTGGCTGTTAAGATAACTCTTTGCGCAGACACCGCCGCCATTTGCAATAATTCCAGATGCGCCAGAAGTATTCCCCTCGATGGTATAGAACCTGTCTCCGATTACGGCCGTTACGATGCCAGTATGGGTGAAAGTTCCATTATGATAAAAAATTACAATATCACCGATCTTTGGATTAGCGTTCCTTGTAAACAGATTGCCGAGTGTTGGGCAGTAAACATAAGGCCAGTGCTTCAGCAGTTTCTTTGCCTTCTCTTGTCCGAATGCTTCCATAAAACACCAACTCACGAATGCTGCGCACCAAGGCTGCCCTTGATATGATGGCTTAATGTCTCGCCAGTACTTCGTATAGTTGTTCGAACCGGCGTTTGCAGTCTTACTGTCGAGCTGACTATTATTCTTCTTTTCAAGGTATCCAATCTCATTTTTTGCAATGAGAATCACTTTTTCAATAGCTTTATCCATTGCAGAAACCTCCTCTTTGTAATCCTTATAGAATGCATCCATGTCAACGTTACCACTAATGCCGGATACTTTTCCTCTACTGGAATACTGCCAGCCTACACCAACAGATGGACGCAATCTTTCCTGTACAGAGCCATTATCACTAGCCGGATAACGAGCAATCCAGCAATCGTACTTTTTCAGGGTGTCTGACAGAACGTTATTATACCAATCAAGATTGCAGTAGATACCGACCTTATAACCGGCTTTTTTGATTCTGGTCAGAAATGCTACTGCAATATTCTCAATCGCCTGTTTTCCAAGGTTTCTCTGCTGACTCCATTCAAGGTCGTAGAAGATTGGAAAGTCCATTCCGCGTCCGCCAAGAACAGAAATTACGCTCTCAGCTTCATCAATTGCCTGTGCCGGTGTCAGAGCGTAACTGTATTTATATCCGCCGACAAGGATTCCATTTGACTTGCATCCTTTGTAGTTATGCTCAAAAGAGGAATCAGTTCCAGATTTTTGATGGATTCTCAATATTGCAAACTTAATTTCAGAATTCGATACTTTCGCCCAGTCTGGCTTACTCTGATAAGATGATACGTCAATTCCTTTAATTTCCATATTTTCTCCCTTGCACGTATTTTATTTCACTATTCCTGGTTTTGATTCTGTTACTGTCCCGTCCTCATTCAGTACATAGCCATCCTTTTGAAGTCTTTCAATTACCTTCTTATTCCACAGTTCAGGAACATCTGTCCATTTTTTCAGCCCATTGATTATTCGCTCTTCAAAAAATTTAACCATTATTTTCACCTCCGATTGTCGAAACTAATGTAGCCAGTTCGTCCAAAGCCGAATCATGCGTTGATACAAGTTCAGCCAGACCGTCGATACCATCACCATTAATTAGAATCTTGCGATTAGATTCCGCATTAAGCATCCGCATCACAATGTCTAACTTTTCAGACATCTCATTCAGCCTGTTTGAAACTCGATTGATGGCTTTGTAGATGTTCACAATTTCTTTTTTATCCACAATTATCATCTCCTTTGATTGATTGAATATAATACCGCAAATCCTTTTAACCGCCTTACGGCGGTAGATGGGATTTGCTAGGATTTTAGATACATAAGCAAGGGGCAATGCCATAAGCGCCACTGGCATAGTCGGTGATCGCACTCCCGTCTAAGTTCACATAACAGAAGGAATTGCTGTTGCTAGAGCGAGGCGAACGTGTCCAATACTGGCCAGATACATAGGCACTACTATAACGTGGTTTCTTATATCTGTTTGCAGTCGCATTCTT